GTGACCACCGCCTGCGACGCTGGCATCTGAGGTCGTGCCTGGGGGTTGTACATCGACGTCGGGTTAACCGCTGGCGCACGTTGCTGTGGGTTGTACATGGTCGCCGGATTCACCGGTTGCGTACGCTGCTGCTGGGGGTTGTACATCGACGTCGGATCTACCGTCGGCTTTTTCTTCTTCTTGTTCTGGTTGGCAGCCGCTTGGGCGTATGGGTTCTGATATGCCATTACTCAATTCCTGTCTTGCGCTTACGCGTGCGGCCAATGGGCTTGTACTGAAGGCTTATACGCCGTATCGAAAATGTTTCATCGTCAATAAAGTTGCTGAGTCTCAGCATCGTGCGCGGGTCGTACCCGAAAAGGTCAGAATCGTCGGTCAGCGCCGACACATCCGACTCCAACGTCGAACTGTCAAGGGTGAAGGTTGAGTCAAGCAACGCACCCGACTGCCCCATAGTAATCGTCTCGGTGTTGCTGACGATGCCAGCACCCGTCTGCTGCACGCTAACATCGAAGTCGCCCAAATTGTCGAACAGCGTCCGCGCATAGAGCCAGCGACACTCTACGTCGTCGCCCTGCGGTGCGATGTTGGCGGTCTCGAAATACGCCTCTATTGCGGCCCCATCGTCGTTGTTGTTGGTCTCATGCTTCATAATGCGACCGGCGAAGTCACCAGCGTGGGGCAGATCGTCGATGATGGCGGCGCTATCACGCGTGAAGTTGTTGTACGGCCCAAACCAAGCGTTTAAACGGGCTGAGTAGACCACCACGGAGTTCATCGTCGTCTGGCTGGCCCCGTGGGGTAGGTAGAACCAGACCTCTTCCTTCGCTGGGTAGTAGTTGGCAAAAGCATACGGCAGTCGCGCTACGTTGATTTCGCCCCAATAGCGGTCATCAAGCGCAAAAGAGATCTTCTCGACTTGAGCGCCGCCGGTCCATTGGTAGATGCCGTCGTCGCGGACGAAGATCTGGCGTTCGCCAGGCACCGTGACGATGGTGCGTCCGGCGATGGTGCCGCGCTGGGTACGCTGCTGCTGTTGAAAAGGTATCGTTGAGTTACCCGTCGCCGTCAGCGTATGGATGCCGTATTGCGTATGGACAGCGAGCGTGTTCTGAAAAGGCTGTAGGCCGGTGATCTCGTAGCCAAAAGCGTAGTAGTCAAGAGCGCCCCAGGTCGTGATGTCACCGGCGGCGCTGCGCCATAGGCGGTCGCTGTTGCTGTTCTCATTGCCCAGCCAAAGGCGGTTTTCCCAAAAGGCAGGCCACGTCGGCTTGGTGAAGCGCGAGTCGTCATCGAGGGCAGCGATGTTGTTGGTGCCACCGGCCCACGTCACGGCATCGGTGTCGACACCGTTGGCGGCGACTAACGTCGACCCTGCGAGAACCCAGTTCCAGGTGTTATCGTTGCCTGCGGTGACCGTCGCGCTGCCGGTGCGATCCGTAGCGGTACCGCCTGTCACGTCGAAGAACTTATCGCCGCAAAAGGCAAACACCTTCTCGACGCCAGCGAGGACAACCTGACCCAAGGCGGTGACGGTAGCGCCGCTGTTCATGGCGCTGGCGTTGAACTTAGCGTAGCCCTTGCGCTTTTTGACCTCTCCGGCTAACCCGACGGTGCAGTTCTCCATATCATACAGACCCGCCGGTGAAACCTCCTCGGCCGGTAGGCTGTAGTTGACGCCGTCGCGCCACGGTCCCAGGCGCAGGCTCTGTGCAGCGATAGGCATCAGCTAAGACTGCCTTCTTGCGGCGAGTACGAGAACTTACTGCTGCCACGGTTGTCGGAGCGGCGCATACGGTAGGTGCGGTTGCCTTGGACGTTGGCGTTCTGACGACTGGCGACCCCTAAGACGCGCTCCATCTCCTGGCGGTCTATCATCGATCCTTGGTCGTCGCCCTTCTCCTGTTTGTAGAGGGCGCTGACGCCGTAGACGAGTGCAGGCTGCACCACCGGCGAATAATAGCCGTCAAGGCTGTTGGTGTCGTCGCTGGCGGTGAAATCGGGCACCGACGCGTAGTAGCGGTAGGCGATGGTGTCGACGCTGTCGGGGGTGGGGTATAGACTGACTTGTACGAGGCCGCTGCTGTCGACGCCGTCGATGATCACCCAGCGCGGATCGCCGTCAATAGAGTGGTTAGGATCGGCCGCATCGAGGTCTTGGCTCGACATGACGATAATGACATGATCTTCCGTCGTATTGCGAAAACTAAGCGGCGTTAGCGCGTCGGACGCGAGGCTGTAGGTCTGGGTGCTGGCGACCGTATTAAACGTCGACGACTTAAACAGCCAATTCCACTTCTCGCGGCTTTGGATGTCCTTGCCGACCATGTTTAAGTAGGTCCGCGCCCCGTCTTTAAACGTAGACGCGTTGCTATTCAAACCCACGCGTCGCAGCGCCGTCTGAATAACTTCTAAATTGGTCATCCTACGCCCTCATTTACCTCATATTAACCCAAGACCCGTTCTCATAGCCTTGCAGAGTGTTGGTCGACGTGTTGTAAATCAACATTCCGTTTGCGGCTGTGAGCGCGTCGCGCTGCGTCGTAGTCAGGCTAGGTAGGGTGAAGCTATCACTAATAGCCACGGTGCCAACCTCCACTGTACCCAGCAATGCAGTGTCGCCAAAGAAGCTCGCCGCATTAATCTGCCCAACGCTGTCGGTCATTACTCTTGCGCTTCAAGCGCCATATGGTCGAGGTCATACTCGGAGAGGTTGTCGCCGTTGTTATCGAGCCAACGCTCCTGCCATATACGTACTGCCTCTGGACCACGGTCGCTTATGCGTCCTGGGGGGTCCGGCACGAAACCGTCGGCATGAGTCACTTCGCCTATCGCCTTGACGGTGTTACGCACCTGACTGTTGGTCTGGTTTTTGTTTTTCCGTACTCTGGCATGGGTCTTATCGAGGTCCAGCGCCTTGCGTATAGCGGCCTTGGTGTCGTCGCTGCCCTTCAATATTAGCTGGGCGATCTGGTCGGGTGTGACCTCCGGCGCTTTCTCTGCGACGGGGGCGGCCGACTGAGCGACTGTTGCAATTTCGCTAGGCAGGTCAAGCTGTTGTGTTCGCTTTGCCATGATGTCCTTGAAAGTTAAATGAGGGCGACGACGTTATGCGCCGCCGCCCCACTGTGTGTTACGGTAACTGCAACGCTACGCCCACGGAACCATTGGCAGTATCTTGAGCAAACGTAGCAAAGCCAATGAGTGGATGAGTGTTGTCTGCTGCTTCAGCTTGGCCTGCTGTACCATCCGAAAGCATAAGAGGAAGTCCAATAGCAACCGCTGCATCGACTCTTACAGTAGCTATGCCTCTGGTCTGCACCCAACCGTAGTAATCAGCTGTAAAAGCGCGAGGCGCAACCCCTGCTGCGATGTAGTCAGCACTACCCAAAGCAGGTCGGACTTTACCGTAAAGGTTACCCGTTATGGCAGCGTCCGTAGCGGTAGTGATAGCAACCTGCACCGCATCGTAAAGCGTGAACGTGACTGCGTTGCTGCTAGCGGCCGTGTTCGACTTTATGCGATAAGTAAAACCTTCTCCAGCATCGTCTATGGTGTGGAGATAACCACCTGCATACTGGTTGGCAGTTGCCGAACTCAGTGTGCCTGAGTCTGTTATGATGACTTCAGTCGCACCGACAGCTGCGGCAGTCATGCCGTTTTCTTTTTCTACGAGTGCGGTAGCAGACACATCTTGAGAAACGATGTCGCCAGCAGCAGTAGTGGCGGCAATCGACGCATAACGGAAAACGCGACCATCAGACAACTCGACTTTTTCGCCAAGTGGATGCTTGGGCGTTGAGGATTCCTCAAAAATGCCCTGTGTGCCTGGGCCACCTACGCGTTGCACGCCAAAGTTGGCATTGTCAATTCTGCTCATTGTTCATTCTCCTTCGCTCATGGGCGAGCTATGAAGCCGCATTGGCTTGCGGCTCGGAATGGATGTAAAGAGTGCGTTTAAACACCTTGTCCGTTGCCAGACGCAGTGTTTAAACGCGCTTTGTTGTTTAGTCGTTGACGTTGTAGATGACGCCCTGACGGCGACGGTTGTTGGTGGTGATTTGCAAGCCTACGACGATGAAACCGACTTTTGCCATCTGGTTAGCTGGCTCCTTGAACGGAGTCTTGGCAAAGTTCATTCCAGCCTGCATGTGCATCTTGAGATACTTCGTGTTAAGGAAGTAGATCCGGCCGGTGCCGCAGTCGCGGTCGTATTGCACTGGAATGCCGCGAAACGACGGTAGACGACCATCGACACCAGGCGAGTCCTTCGATGAGAGGCGCTGGTAACCAGTGCCTTCAAAGATCTCCTCGTAATCAGCGTAGATGCTGTTGGTCGTGAAGATGTTGGTCGGCTGTTCGTTGCCTTCGCTGACGTCGTTCCAAGTCGTAGACATCCGCACCATACCTTCGTAAAAGTTGGTGTTGACAATCGTCTTGAACGAGGTGTCGGCGGTGGCGTTGTTGGTCTTGTTCTTCCACCAGGTATTGCTGCTGACGGTGACACCGCCCAACGTGGTTGGGGTCGTGCCTGGCGCGTCGGCGATGATGTCTTGAAAGCCCAACGGTGCTTTGCCGGTCTGAGCAGAGTAGATCGAGCTATTGATCTGGTCGCGTAAACTAAGCATCGACTGCTCGGTCTTGGCGGCAAGGAGTTTCATCGCGGAATCGGACTTGCGATTCTCCATCTCCTCAGTGTAGTTGATCGTGATCGGCACCGCTGCATAGCGGAACGGATAAAACGCCGCCGTAATGCCGTCAACAGCGTCGGTATTTAAGACATCGTAGCCGCTAAAATACTGGCTACTGTTGCCAGAGTACATAAGGTCGGCCTGTATTTCCTTGCCTCCATTATCGGTGACAAGAGCGCCGCCGCTGCGGAACATGTCCAAAGTGGGGTATGCGTCAAAGAAGTTATCGGTCAGTTCCTTGCGCTTGGCACGCATCGTAAGCGTCCATGCGGCGTCCCATGTTTCGGTTGTAGATGTAGCTGCCATAATAAATTTTCCTATTCAAATCCAAGGTTGGCTAGACCCGACAACACATCGCTGTCGGACAACGGACCGCCTTCCTCGCTGGCGTCGACCCCTTGCGTCGAGCGCACCGCACGCTTGCTGTTGCGCTTGGCTTGCGTATTCTGCTGCCGGACGTTGGCGGCGTTGGACGCCGTTACGCCAGCGTGTAGCTCATACGCTTCCTTGACGGTGTACGCCTGCCCTGTGTTAGGGTTGGCGATCTTCGTCGTAGCGACGATCTGGTCGGTGTAGCGATCCAGATCCGCACCGTATACCCCTCGCGCCTCCTGCACCTGCTGATCGACATACGCGGTCTGCTGGTGCTGGACATACTGGTTGGCGTGCTGCAACTGACCCTGCAAGGCTTGCACCTGCTGCGTCAGTCCGTTGATGTGGGTGCCAACCTGATGTTGGACGATTTGCTGCACGGCGTCGATGCCGCGCTGCTCCTCCTCCGATACGTTGGCCCTCATCTGATCGATGGGGTCGGGCGGCGGTGGGGGTGCGGCCATCTGCTGTATGCGTCCGGCCCACTCGTTGCGTTCCGTCGCAAGCTGGTTGCGCTGCTCTGCAAGGTCTTGCTGCGTTCGGGTGAACTGCGCCTGTAGGTTTTTCGCCAGCGGTATCAGCGGTTGATACTGCTGTGGTACAGACTCCAGATCGGCGCGAAGCCAATCGGTCTGTGCCGGATCGAAATCCGATGTCTCGCCGTCAGAGTGTCCAGCATCATCAGACGGGGCCGCATCCTGGGTATCTTCAAACAGTTCGACCGTGTTGGTCGACTCGTCTGAAGCGCCAGTGTCGGGTGCCGCGTCGTCGCTGCCGGAGTCCAAGTCTAGAATACCTTCGGACATCCTTTATTGCTCCTTTGTGGCCTGCTCGGCTGCGGCTATCGCCCCATCGGGGGTGTCGCCCCAATAGATCGGTTCGCTGCTGCGTGGAGCAGGCTTAGTTACGTCGGAGGTGATGTGGTTGCGCGAGCCGCCGACGGCGTCGGCTGACTCCATTACGTTGTACTTCTTCATCAGTTCTTGCTTATGCGAGTAGCTTTTCACGACCTCACCAAAACCGGCGTGGTACTTGCCGTACATTGACGATTTGTCGTGGTGTATGAGGTTGTTCTTGCGGAAGCGCATCGACGCTGTCTCGCCGCACTCGCTACATTTAATTTGGCGCTTGATCGTCTTATAGTTGGCAAACGCCACGTCGGTCATGTTGTGACCGCAGCTGTCGCACTCAAAGTCGTGAAATACCATCGTTTAGCCCTGTCCTGGTGCGCGTTGAACCGCTTGACTCATCTCTTGCGCCTGCGACCGTACGAGGCTTACGATGCCGCCGTCGCCCTCGCTGGCCTGTGCGCCGTCGGCACCCGTAGCTTGCGGTGCGCCGCCCTGCGCCATCTGGTCGAGGTACTGCTGGTGCTGCGCCATATGGGTCTGGGCGACCTGCAGAACCTGCTGCTGCTGCGCTGGCAAGAGTTGTTGAAACTGCGGCAACTGCTGTATGGTCTGATGGGTCTGAATGTGGATCTGGTGGTCTTCTTCCGGCGTGACGCCAGGGTCACCACCGGCGAGGAGGTAGGCGATGTTTTCGAGGTTGGCCGCTTTAATGGCGTCGGCGTTTTGCGACTGACCCAGGTATTTGTCGGGGTCTTGGACGCGAAACGCCTTGAGCAACCCTTTGATCGCCTCGTTTCTATTTATCTCCGGCAGCCCGATGGTGAAGTTGAACAGTTGCAGCGCATCCTCGCGCTCCAGTTGCTCCGTCAGCGGCTGCATCGAACCGGCTTGTATGTCGACCTTGAACCGTACGCGCAGTAGGTTGGCGGTGACGGCCTCAAAGACAGGGTCGGCGTCGTTCTGCGCGACGTTGATCAAAAAGTTTTCGGGGGTGTAGCGCGGATCGGCCATCATCCGCAGTGAGTTGCGTACGATGGTGCGGTAGCAGTCGGCGACGCGTAGCTGCATCCACTCGCGGTTGACTTGCGAGAAAGACGCCTGCAACGACGCCTGGGTCGCCGTGACCTTGGGGCCGCCGCCCATCGCCATTTGACTGACGTTGAGGCTTTGCTCTTCGTAACCGGCGGCGGTGTTCTCTAAGCCGATCTGGTCAGGGGGTATAGAGCCAAAGTCGACACCCTTCATCGCCGTCGCTGGGTCTTCGACCCATATGATCTCGCCGTCGCGCCCCTCTTCCAGTGTGTCGCCCAGGTCTTGGTTGGCTTCGCGCTCACGGCGGCTGGCGAGGACGATACGCTGAAAACGCTTAAGCAGGTCAGCACGCCTTGACACCGACTCAACGATCAAGCTCTGGGTGTCCTCGATGTACGCCATCGGCGGTTGACCGTAGAACGACTTCTCGGTCTGATCAAACTTCATCGCGTAATACGGAAAGCCGCCGTCGACGAGGTAACCGCCGGACGGCTCAAACTCACCCGTCATAAGTGGTTCGCCGGTAAACGGGTCGGGCGTCGTCACCGCCTCCATCGCCAGCATCGGGTGGTCGACTTCTTCTATCGGCTCTTTGACGCCGTCGGCGAAGGTGATGCGCTTTTTGTGGATGCGGTCGTGGACCTCATACAAACAGACCATCTTACCGCGCTCCTTGGAGGCGGTGATGGCGTCGGCCTCGTCGGAGTGGGCCGCGTCCTCAAAGTCGTACATCATGCCCTCGCCAGCAGCGTCTTCTGACATCGGTTGTATCTGGCGTCGGTTGACGAAACGCTGGTCTTCTTTGACGAACTCCAGCGGCACCAAGATTTTTTCGATGATGAAACGGGCGTGCGACAGCTTGTGGGGGGGTGTTAAGGGGTCGAGGTAAATGTTGAACGGACTCACCCGTTGGCAGTATGGAAAGTCGTTCTCCATCGAGTCGTTGACGGTGTACGGTGCCTCGATGTCCTCGTCGCCAGGGGGGTTATAGCCAAACTTGAGCCACCCTACACTACAGAAAAGGGCGTCGAAGATGCACTGCTGGACGTCGGACTTAGCGTCCATCTGTTCCAGTGCCGCGTTGGCAACGCGCTCCAATATCTCGGACGCAAACTCACGTTGCGGCTCATCGACTTTGAAGTAGACGTGGGGGTAGTTAAAGCTCACGGACGCGATGATCTGACGGGCGAGGGGGTACATCCGCGAGATCTTAACGATCTTATCGTCGCCAAGCCCAGGCACGTCGAAGTCAAGGTCGTACGTCTTCAGCAGACGACGCCACAACTTATGGCGGTCGCGCATGTACTTACGGCCGTTTTCTATCGAACCTTGCCAAAAATCGATCTGGGCTTGTTTCACAATGACCTAGCGGTGAGAGTGGGTACGGGCTGCAACCCGTCGCGCTTACTTCTTTTTCGGACTACGCCTCTTGGTGTTAGTTACCTTGCGGCCGGTCGCCTTCGCTGCCTTCTTAGCAGCGGCGCGACCAGACGGGGTGTAGGCGTAATGCTTAGATCCTACCTTGGGCATTACTTACTCTTCCCAGCTTTGAGGTTGTCAGCACCGGCCGGACGAGGCTTGACGCGGGTCTTGTTGCCTTTGGGCTTAGACTTCGTCGAATGGGGCGTGCCGTTGAAACCTTTCATGGCGTTCTCGGTTCGTATGCCGTCGAAACGGTCGTTATTATGCGTAAGCGTAGCGGCCATTACGTCGGCCGGTTTGTGTTGCTAGCTGGTCAATCATCTCTTGGCCGGTGCCTTCGTACGGTTCCGGCTCCGTCACACGGTGCGGCTTGTATACGTGCATCATTGCGTAGCGCAACTCGTCGGCGGCGTGATCCTCGGCCGTCGTATCGAGATCCTCTGGGTTTTTGGTCGAACGCGGCAACGCAGGCATCGTCCGCATCAGCGCGTCGTTCCACCCGTTAAAGCAATAAAAACGCTCCTTGATCAACGCATCGTTGACGATGCGCCAGCCGGTGACGCGGTCGTTGTTGGCACGCGTCAGAAAAATGCCGTGGTCGGCGAAGACGTCGGCCGGTGAGTGATTGAT